GTTTACGGGTTTTCTTTTCACCAACAGCGGCAAGTATAGCGGCCATTTGATCCTGCATTTGAGCCAGCTTCGCATCTGTTTCTGCCTTCATTTTAGCAGTTTCTAGCTCCTTATTGGCAAGTTCTTCTTTCAAAGCGTTAATTTCTTGTTCACGCTTATCAGTTTCTGCAGCGTTAGTAGCTAGATTTAAAAATGCCTTTGCCTTATCACGAAAAGCATACGGTGACATTCCTGCCGCCATACCCATACGTTGCAGTTGTTGATCTGAAGCCCCAGCAATCGCTTCTACGGTGTGAAACTTCAATGCTCGTAGTTCTTCTGCTTGGGATTTAGACACAATAGGCCATTCCGATACAGGTGTTCCAACCACTTCTTGGTCATCTGCGCCTTGTCTATTCATGTAATTAGCCCAATGAATAGGGAATCGTGCTTTATGGCTTGCCAGCGCATAAGTGTCTATTTCAGTCAAAGAATCACCAGCCACGCAAATATGGACAAAATCAAACTCTTTAAAGATTGGTCTGCCAGCGGCTAGGGTTTCTTGCTCTTGTTGTACGGGACGCTTGTAAAAGCGCACTTGCAAACGGCTGTCTGCATTGTTTTCATCTGATGGTAAAGCCATTTTTAATTCTCCTAAGGTATTAGGTTGTTAAAAGAAAAAGGGGTCACCAGTTAAGGTAACCCCTCGTTTTTACTACATTTTGCTATTAAACGCTAGCTACACCGAACCAGCCATAATCGCCTGATGCCATAGAAGCACCAGCCATATATGAACCAGCACCCAATGTTACTTGGAATGTTGAAGCGTTAACAATGCAGGTTGCTGTAGAGGCAGCAATAGCCACGCCAGCTTGTGCAAATACATAACGTTTACCATCTGAACCAAACACTTCTGTACCTGTTGGGCCAAAAGTTGGAACTGCTGTATTAGCAGAGTTTGGGTTAGTAGTAGTGGTGTTGTACAAGTCGATTCCACTTAGTGGAGTTACTGAATATGCCATGATAGTTTTCCTTTAGTTAGTCGGTTGATTAAGCTGTACCAGTCAACACGCCCTGCAAGAAGCTGTTTGAGCAAGTTAAATTACCGGCCCAACCATACAACTTAACAATCGCATCTTGATTTATGGATTGACGCTCACCACCGATAGGAACGAAATTACGCTCTTTGTGTGGACGTAGGAAGATGTAATTGGTGTTCAAGAAGTACATATACAATGCATTTTCTTGTGCGCCATAACCACCGCCCAATACCACGTCAGCAGACATACCACCACCGTAGAACTTCAATGAAGCAAAGCCAGCAGCACCTTCTTCAACACCAGCAATACGCTGAATAGCTTGAAGTGATGCAACATAACGTTGATACAAAGTGTTACCAGCAACGATCAAGTCAGTTTTGTCTGTGCCACGAACAGATTTGATTGCGGCAGTAGTCATAGCAGCTTGAATCAATGCAGCAGAGTCAGCACCTGTAGAAGATTGGTTCTGCCAAAACGTCCAATTAGCTCGATTTATGCCTCCATACGTGCCAGTTGTGTTTGCTGTTGGGATTGCAGCGGCTAAACCTGTGATGTTTTTACCACCGTTACCTGTACCGTCACCATAAAGGTCACCAGAGATACGGTTGAGCAAACGTGCTTCGGAAACTTGCATACGACCATCTAACAAGTCGATGATTGCTTCTTTAGAACTGTTTTGCAACATCTCAAGACCACTCATTGTTACTGAGTCAGCGTACTGAGTAATGCTGAACTGAGCCGCACTGATTGGGCTGTCAGGGGTGATGTTTAAAACTTCGTAGCCACTGTACGAATTAGCATTATTAGTGTTTGGATCATTGTACATGATCTCCTCTAAAATTACATTTCCGCCTGAGAAAGGACGAACGTTACCTTTAGAGTTCAAACGCTGAAGAATTGCATTGTTTTGTGTTAAGTTGTCTGCCAATACTCCGCTACGACTTTGAATGGTGGTAGCGATAATATCGGTGATTGCGCTATTTGCGAATGCCATGATATTTCCTTTTTAGTTAAGTTAAACCCGACCACCCTCTACATCGGCTAAAGAAGCCATCAATAAAGAGCGTCTATCCTTTGCATCTGTCTTAGACACCTGACCGCTAGGAGTAACGGACTTTGGACTAACAGCAGTTGCTTTAGCTTTTGCTACTTGCTGTGCCTTAGATGCTTGGGTACTTGCTGATCTCAGGAGTTTATCCTGCTCTAACTTGTACGCTTCATCGTTCATACGCACTGCTTTGGCATAAGCCGATTCTAGGTCTTGGGCTAAACCTCGCTCAAGTAATTGAGCCATATCTTCCCGAACCATCTCAAAGTGCGGAAACCGCTCTCTGTCACTACTTACCCGATTGATTTCTGACGTCAACCGAGCATTTTCCTCTTGATCCCTAATCGCTGACAGTTGCTGAACTTGTTGCTGGGTAGCTTGAAGTTGTTGCATTAACTGCTGTTGATAAGGGTCTACATACGCCTGTTCAGGCATTTGTAAGCTATCTGAATTTAATTGTATTCCATAATCTTGTGCGAGTCTATGAAACATTTGTAGCTTCTGCTCATAGGGTGCTTTGGATAAAACAAGGTGCGCTCTGCCTAAGTTGTTAATCCATGCGGCAGGGTGAATACCTTGCGCTTGCAGTTCAGGCACAAACGGGCCAATAGCCTCAGTCAAAACACGAGCATTGTCAGCCTCTGCTTTATAGGCAGAAACACCACGCTTGTATTCAGCCTCACGCTGGTTGGCATATTCAGCAAAACGGACAAAGTCATCCTTATTTAGCTGTTCGCCCTTCTCCATCTTGTTCCAAATCTCCACATATTCCTTTTTCCATGTGGTTGGACGCTTTATTTCCTCATCAGAAACATCAGAGCTTTCTGCCACCAATTCAGGTTCTTGATTGGTATGGTCTTGGCTACTGGCTTCTTCCTGCTTACCTTTGAAGCGACCTTTTTCGTCACGGTTTTCGTTGCTACCTTCTTCGCTGGCGTTTTCGGCTTGGATTGGATCGTCATTTACCTCTATCTCCTTTTCGATTGGTGCTTCAAGTGTGCCTTCTTCAGCTTGTTCCAATGCGGCTTCAAGCATCTCTCTACGGTCTAATTCTTCAGCCATTTGTAGCTCCTTATCTTAATTTTTCGTAAGCCAGTTCAGCGATCTGACGTTTACGGGATTCGTTCTCTGCCCTGCTTAATTCGTGCTTTTTGCGCTCCATTGGCACATCATTACCCAGTTCTATGCAGTTATTGCGCTTTAGGTTCTCACGGTGAGCGGATCGACTACCGACCCAAGTGCCGTCAGCCATAGATATATGCCCCTCAATATCAGGGATAACCGTAGGAGCCTCTCTTGGGGTCATTTCCAGCTTTTGACGCCAAGCTTTGTCGGCTTCTTCACCCTCAAATGGCATATTCCAATAAGCTAGGTACTTTTCCCTATCATCATATTGGGTTGGGTCGTATTCTTCGTGATCAACCTTGCAATGTGGGCAAGTTACGGTGACTTTGACTAAAGCCATTACATTCTCCTTATCAGTTCGGGTACTTTGTGATATTCATCGGGGCGCAGGGCAATAACGCTGTCATACCAACGTCCGTGCTTCCAACGCCAGCAAACAAACTCTTCTTTAGGCAGCAATACGATGGTTTTAACGCCAAGTGCCCCTGCTAGGTGGGCTGTTCCAGTATCTACGGTCACAACCCCCTTACAAGCCTTTATATGGGCGGCTGTTTTGATCCAGTCCTTTTGCCAGCCATCATTGGGTAATGGGTGAAATAAGCCCTCAGTCTTGGGATTTAGGCTATAACAGTCCGATCCTGTCAGCTTTTCCATCTCACGCATATCCATAGACTTGATGTAATACAAGACTTGCTTGGAAGCTTCCCAATTTACCCCGATTTTGGCAGGAATATTGGACGGTTGGGCGTGAAGATAGCCCTCAGAACCCACAATTTTGCTGGTTGTGACGGGGAATAAGGCTTTTACGGCAGGATGTGCCATAGATAGGTAATAAGGCAAAGACATTGAGCCAATCCAATAATCACAGGCTTCTGCGTCCCCAGTGCCGATCTCGTTGGTAAACACGTCAACGCACTCTAATTGCCCTAAAAGGTGGTGTAAGGACGATTCTTGGAGAACTACAACCTTTGCCGCACCCATAGCTTTTAAAGCTGGCAGGAATCGAGCAAACATGATGATGTCCCCAAATCCTTGCTCCATTTGCACAGCGATAGACTTGCCAAGCAAGCTTTCACCACGCCAAACAGGGGTTTTTAAGGATGGGCCAACACCGTTAGCTTGTTGGTCAATGATCTCAGGATGCCAGCGATATTCAAAAAGGCGAAAGCCTTGTTCGTATCGTCCTGCGTGGAGGTGATCGTAAGCTAACTTATATTGTGCGTCTACAGTAGTAGTAATAATGCGGCCTCATCGTCTAGTTCCTCTAGGCGTTTGGCTTCTAGCACTCGGAGTTGCGCTTGAATATTGGCAACTTCTTGTCTGTAAGCTACTGCCGCAAGGATATTTTCCCGTTGTCTTTCAAGGTAGCTTATAGACCGCTGTAACTCTTGTGTATCAACTGACGGTATATCAGCATTAACCTTTGATTTTAATTGTACTTTAGTTTTCTTAACTTTTGCAACAGGTGAAACTAGATCACGGATTGCTTGCTTGCGAGAAGCGTTTGCGTCTTTGGTTGCTTTTTCTAATAAGCGTTGACGCTCGGCTATCTTTTGCTGAATGCGCTGGATTCTGCGTAACTCTTCCCGTGTCCAAGAAGCGTCATCCCCACCAGTTTTATTCGATGGGGTTGGAGCTACATATACCTGAAAAGCGTTATTTTGAAACGCATTAGCTTGGAAAGCTGATGCAAACATTACTGAGTAACTTCAGGCTTTGCTGCTAAAGATTCTTCCAAACGCTTAATAAACGCTTCCTTGCCTACTGCTAACTGGTCAAGGTTGAACTGGGCAGAACCAATTTTGCGGTCTAAATCTACGCAATGATTAAACAATGCCTGCTGTTCTTTGGTTAAATCTTCAAACAAATATTCTACTTCATTGATGGTAATAGGGGTCTTTTTGTCTTGTCCCATGCCATTCTCCTAAGTTGTACTACGGTTAAAAAACTTATTCCGCTAATGGCGGTGCGTTTTTAGCTTCTTGCTGTGCTTTATAAGCAGCAATAACTTCAGGTGTCCAAGCTACATTGCAAATAGCTACAACATTAGCTGGTACGCCAGTTAAATCAGCGTCAGGTGTAAGTGAAGAACGATGGTAAGTCTGGGAGAGTTGTACTCCATCTTCCATAATGCGTGTAGCTTCACGCACCAAAACAACACCATTTTCTGTTACTGTAATTTGGTCTACTGCGACTTCTTTAGTTAATGCCATTTTAATTCTCCTTGTGTCTGATTAACGAATCCACGCTAATTAAGTTGCTGTTTGATAAGTCATGCTAAAAGTATATGTATATCCATTTATCCAAATTACTGCGCCATTTGTAGCGGAATTTATAAAAAATGTTGTTGCATTTCCTTGAGTATTAAAATAATATTCAAGACCAGTTGTTCCTGATTCTCTGCAAACTCCAGTACCTTGAATACTTCCACCTGATGTGTAATAAGAAAATGGAAGGTTACTAACAGCCATTTGTCCGCTTGCAGTTCCAGCATTTGTTATAGAAACAAAACCAACTAAATAAACCATATTCCCAATTTTTGTATATTTTCCGCCTGTTGTTACTGATGTTATTCCAGTAGTAGTGCAAGTAGGTGTCCAAGTGCCTTCTTCATAATCATCTAGTGTATTTGCATCAGATGAAGCTGATTGAGTTGCTGGGAAGGTGATTCCTACGCCTGAAGCAGATGTTGAAGCACCTTGCAAAGCTAAAGCACCAGTAGAATTTATGCGTAATTGCTCAGTTAAAGCACCAGCAGAAGATTTTGTAACAAAAGACAATTCACCAGCAGTATTGCTTGACGCAGTATTTGTTCCTTGAATGTAAGCAGTTCTTGTTAATGTACTAAAATTATTCCAAAAACTAATAACACCATTTTGATTTCCACCAACATCACGAACACCAATTAAATTAATAGCACCATATTTGTCAGCAGTTGTTGCTTTAACAGTAAATTCAGTAAGACTAGAGCCTAATGCAGATGGAGTAGTAGTACCAATGCCTACATTACCACTAGCATCTTTATAAAACTGTCCTGAACCTAGATTAACTACTCCTGTACCGCCAGTAAGTGTGCCTGTGTAGGTAAAATCGGTAATGCCTGTTAAAGCACCTGCATCACTAAGAATACCTACTGAGTTTTGAATTAGCTTACCTGTGGTTAGGTCAAAACGAGCAAGGGCATTGTCTGTAGCAGAAGCAGGGCCTACAACATCGCCAGTTACACCAGCACCTAGCAGTTGTACTGGGGTTGTGGCGGCATTACCTACCCATAATTTCTTGTCAGTAATATTTACCGCTAATTCACCTTGCGCCAAGCTTGATGGGGCAGATGCCGCTGTTACGCTGTTTTTTGTCTTTAGTGTCGTTGCCATATTTAATCCTTAGAATGTACCGCCATCAATTGTTCCTGTGATTTTACTACCTGCAAGGCTAGTTATCCAAGTAGGGTCGGCATAACTTCCTGTTGTATAAACTCCGTTTGTAACCGTTTCTGCATTGCCATCAATACTGATTCCAGTAAGGCTTTGGCTGGCAGAAGCACGATTAACTGCAATACTTGTAGTTCCTAAATAAAAACTAGAAGTAGTGTAAAAGCCATTTGTTACGGTTGCTGCATTACCTGTGCATGAACCTGAACTACCTGTTGTATTTTGGTTCAGCGTAGGTATATCTGCCGCTACTACCGCCCTAAATGTAGGTGCGCCAGCAGAACCATTAGGTGCAGCCAAGAAATAGTTAGCTGTTTTGCTTGCGTAAGGGTTTTGAGTATCGCCATAAGCTGTTGCCAAGCTAATAACTGGGGTTGTTGTACCAGTTGCTACGCTTACTGGGGCAGTTCCGCTAACGCTAGTGACTGTGCCTGAATTGCCTGTCAATAACACACCATTTGCCGTCACGTTGCCAAGCACATTTAATGCGCCTGTGGCTCCCAATTCCATCAATTTGGTTGTGGCAACACCAGCGTTATACCACTGGTAACCATCGCCAGCAAAGTTGCTAAAACGACCAAATCCTGTCGCATAATCCATTACCAAGCCATCAGACGGTGGCGTTGCGGTAAATGTACCAGTAGAAACTAAGCCATTTGTTGCTTGGTAATAAGTAGCAGTTGAATTGCCTAACCGTGAAACATTGGCCGTAAGAATGTCAAAAGTGCCATCACCAGCAGTTGTGCCACCTATTGCTACGCCATTTAATGATCCACCTGTAATCGCTACGTTGTTAGCATTTTGCGTTGACATTGTTCCCAAACCTGAAACTTGGGTGTTTGCAATAGCAATCGTGGTGGTAGTTGCGCTGGTTATTTGACCTTGAGCATTAACGGCAATGACAGGAACTGCGCTTGCAGATCCATAAGTTGTCGCTGTAACGCCTGTGTTTGCAATCGCTAATGTGCGGTTAGCTGATAAATCACCGCCACCGCTTAAACCTGTGCCAGCCGTGATCGTTCTGCTTGTTGGAACTGTGCCGCTAATATCAGTTTGAGTTAATACAACAACGCCTGTATAGCCGTTTACGCTTAATACAGAGTCGGTGTTATCAATTTTCTGCCATACAGACCCGTTAAATACCGCCCAATCTCCCACTTGCCAGTCGGTAATACCGTTCAAATTGGTCGTTCCAGCCACGCTTACAACGTAGTAATAGCCTTTTGTGCCTACAGAACTGGTCAATGTTGGGGTGTTTGTGCTGGCATTCCATGCGCCCTGATAGTTCAGATCACCAAGCGGTGGAAGCTGACTTAAAGGGACTGTGCCGCCTGAATCAAGGGTTGCTACACCGTTTGCCACGCCTTTTTCGGTGCTTGGTATATAGCCTGTAATGGCAACACCTGACATTGTTCCACCAGTAATTGCCACATTATTGGCGTTTTGGGTGGAGATCGTTCCAAGACCAGTAATGGCCGTGTTTGGAATGGTTGTGCTGGCAGTCATGGCACTTGTGCCGTTGCCAATCACATATCCTGTCAAGGTTGATGCGCCCGTGCCACCGTTTGCAACAGGGATAGTTCCCGTTAACTCATGGTCATCGTTCCAATTAGATGGCTGGACAATCGTGGGATCGCCAGCATCGGGAATGGCACTTACAAACTTATGCTTGACTGTTATAGCCATTATTGAACGCCTATGATTTTACCGTCTTGACCACGAACCACTTGTTTAGGGCGATTATGGTTCTCATTGATTGTATTTACCAAGTCAGTCAACGCAAGGGTCATTTGCTGGTTGCTTTGACCGATAGCGTCAGCGATAGGCTTTAATGGGTGTTCCATTGATCGAGCCATATCTTCTTCTGTGAAGTAAGCCTGTTCACCATCGGATTCTGCCGCACCAATACGGGCAACCTCAATCTTTGCACCGTTGTTAATGTGCGCTAACAAGACCTGAGTATTGCGCTCGGTGTTCATCTTCATTTGAGCGACTTTTAAGTCCATCTCGGCTTGTTGACGGTTGCGCTGATCTTCCAATTGGAACTTAAGCTGATTTTCTTGGGCTTGATACTCTTGTTTAGCCTTCTCAATCTCCATGTGCATTTGAAGCTTTTGTTGCTCCAATTGCATCTGCATCTGCATTTCAGCTTGTTTGGACTGGGTTTGAGCTTGCATCTTAGCTTGTTCCATCTGCGCTTGCATCTGAAGCTTTTGCATTTCAGGAGTTGGCGGTTTAGGCTGACCTTCCATTTGTTTAGCTTGCTGACGGAACTTATCAGCAGTCTCATCAATAAGACCTTCCATGCCTTTGCCAGCTTTAAACGCTGTAACGCCAAACTTAAGCATCTCCATCAATAATGGAGTCAATTCAGGGCTTTGTGTGGCAACAGGCAGGGCAGTCTGCATAAATTGGCTTACTGCGGTCAAAAACTGAACACGATCCTGCTTCTCTTGTTCTTCGTCTTGATAAATCATTGAATCGCTAGTCACCTCAATACGGAAGTTCTTAGCTGGTTCATCTTTAAGAAGTTGCAAGGCTTGTGGAATTAACGCCTGATCCTGTGGGGATAACTGCATTGCACCTGAAATCTTAACAATGGTGTCATCAGTAAAGTGCTGGCAAATAATCTGTGCTTTGATCTGCAATAAAGCTGTAGCAAAATTAACTACATCGTGTTGCATAGTCTTTAAACGCCCTGAAGCGTTGTTGGACTTGATGATTTGTGCGCCAAGAGTCTCATTAGGGTCTGTTTGACCACGCTGAATATCAGCAATACCCATAATCTCGTAGATTTGACCCTTAACTTGCTCCATAGCTTGATAAGCCATCTGCAAGCCTTGTGCGATTGGGCCAATATCAACAAGGTTAATTGCGCCCTGCATACCGCCTTTTTCGCTAAATGCACCGTAGTTTTTAACTGGCAGCAATGCGTTGTTCTCGCCTTCAGTAAACAAACGCTGTAAGGACGGCTCAGAAGCGTCATATACGCCCCGAACCTTAAGTGCTTGAATGAAGCCATCAATACGGTCAGCTAACGTGTCCAGTTGCCTTGCTTGGTCTTGATAAAGGACAAAGTCAGGAACAGGGATCAGGCTGTCAGTTGTAAGGGTTGAAAACATAGGCTTTGGACAAGGCCAAAAGTTCTCAAGCTGAAGTGGATCATCACGGGTGTCTAGGATTTTGCCCAGCGACTTAGATAGCCATAAGACTTGACCTGTGGTTTTATCCCATATCTCATAGACAACGGCTTCTGATGCGCCCTCGCCCATCTTCTCATTAAATGTCTTTGAGGTTTCAGGCTTGGTATCAAGGGGAATTCTGCCACCAAGTTCCTCACCAAAACGCTCAACAAGGGCAGGACGTCCCATGTAAACCTTGCGCCAAACGGCTGTGACTTCTTCCCAAGTACGGGCAACAGTTAAGCCAAAGTCACGCCAATGGACGTAATCCACAGGAGCACACTCGTATTCAATACGTTCTTGGTTCTCACGATGAATGCCGCCTTCGGTCTCAGCTTCATCAATATCTTCAGTGATTTGGTATCCATCATCAGGTGCGCCTTCTGCTTCATCAGCCATTTCGCCAACAATGTGCGGTTCATAACGAACCCAAGCTGTGCCACGACCACCCAAAAGACGGTCTTGAACGGATTGCTTCATTGCGCTGGCATAGTCACCATAATGCTCAATCTCATACTCCAAAGCACGTTCTAGCATCATTGATGCCACTCTGCCTATAGGATCGTTGTCTCTGAACCTACGGCTTACGTCAGGACGTGGCAAACGAGCAAATACCGCAGGGGTAATTGTCTGTACGTTAGACCACAGAATGTTAAATTTAGCGTTAGGGTTGTTTCTGCTACGGGAATCATCACGATACCGTTTGGTAATCTTGTCTGATCGACCTTCCCATTCCTTAAATGTACGCTCGTACTGGGCAATGGTGTTGTACCAATCTTGGTATGTATGATCCATATTTATATCCTGCGATTAACTATTTTAGGGGTTTGTTTCCACATATCGTTAAGCGTTACATCCGTTTCGCCAACGCCAATACCTTTAATTCTTGTGTCTTTGAGGATAGGTGAGTCTTCATCTTTCCATACGATTGACAGATACCGAAATGCGTCCGCACCGTGTGACGTCCAGTCATGCCGTGGCTTGTCTCTGAATACTTTTTTGTCTTCATCGTATTCCCTCTGATATTGACGCAAACACTCGATGCCTTCTTCACATCTATTATCGAACCAAGCTCTTGTTAATGCAAGCCTTGATGATTGTATTCCATCTTGAAGTGACAGGTTTGGGACAATTTTTAGGTGTTTTATGTCAATTTTTGCAGAAATTTGCTCGATTATGCTCTTGCCGCCACTCGCTAGTGTTTTTGCTCTTGCATCGTGAGGCAGATAATGAGTGCCATATTTGTAGCCAAACTCTTCTTCTTTTTGAGACAAAAGACCTGTGTAATATGGGATCGCCTTACCATCTGACTGGTGATAATCTAGCACACGAATTTCACCATACACCACCTGAAACCACCATATTGCGGTGCTGTCGTTGAAGCCCAAATCCCAAGCAGTATGACAGGGGAACATAGAATCATACTCAACAGTAGTAATCCTATCCAAGTCAGTAAGCTGACGCATCTCGTTGCCATAGAAAGCTCCCATAATTGCCGCCTCGAATGAACACAAGAACTCTTGTTCATATTGATCGGGGGTCATTGATTGCCGTGCATCCTCTAATTCAGCCTCAGGCAGCAATCCTGTGGCATCAGCCCTAAGTGTCTTAACGTACCAAGCAGGATTCTTTTGAGCTTCAGAATAAACCTCATAAAAGGCGTTGTGTCCCTTTGGCGTCCCAATAAAGACGGCCCAGCCCATTCTGTCGGCTAATAACGGCCTCAAGACAGCACCCCAAACTGAGGGCTTCATGTCGGCATATTCATCCAAAATTACACCGTCCAAATACAAACCTCGGAGATTGTCAGGATTATCAGCCCCAAACAGCCTGATTTTTGCCCCATTGATCAGTTCTACCCATAATTCCGACTGATTGCTCTTTTTAAGAACGGGCTGGGAGTAACGTAATAAATAGTCCCAAGCGATGGTCTTACTTTGGCTGTGGTAAGGGCTTATATAGGCGTAACGTGCGTCTTTCTTGCCTTCTAGCAATGCACGTACCACCAGCTCGTTGATGCAAGCACAGGTCTTTCCTGCCCTTCTGTGGGCCACTATGATTGCCCAGCGTTGTTTACGCTTGTGGAAGTCCTCAAATACGGCTCTAGGGCGGTATCTCAGCTTTACAAGGTTACTCATCAGCCCAAGCTATACGCAAATCTGAGCCATCTGCCCCTGTAAGCTCGTTTACTTGGGTTTCTTTCCATCCTGCACGGGTCTTTAACCAAAAGATCAAAGCGGTGGTGTTTCCCTTTTTGGCTTGCTGGAACAGGGTATTCCCAAGCTGTGCGTTGGCATCTATGCGCCCAAGCTCCAGTTCAGCCTTGTAGTGCTTTCTAAGGGTATCGTCCGTGATCTCCAGCTTTAAGGCTATATCAACGTAACGAATGCCAACAGCCGCTAAACCTTTGACCAGTTTGCGGCTATCTTCAGTAGGAATATGCTCTACGCCTTGTGTCATACCTTTTCTAACTCCGAAAGAACTGCCTTTTTACCAGTGAAGTCTTCCCAACGCTTAACAATTACATCGCAATATTTGGGGTCAAGTTCCATTACACGGGCTTTCCTGCCTGTTTTTTCACAAGCTATTAGGGTTGACCCTGATCCGCCAAATGGCTCAAACACAATAGTGCCAGCATTTGATGAGTTTAGGACTGCTCTCTCTATCAGTTCTACTGGCTTAGTGGTTGGGTGTAACTCTGATCTTTTAGGTCTCTTGCAATCCCATACGTCTGATTGTTTACGGTCTTGTACCGTCCAGATCCGTGGGCCATCGTCTTTCCAGCCATACCAAATCGGTTCATATTGGGTGTGGTAATCCTTACGGGATAGCACAAGGGTATCTTTAGCCCAAATGATGGTGCTAGACCAGTGAAAGCCACCGTCCCTTAAAGCTTTATCAATTGCGGGCCATTCTGAGGCTCCCATCACGCAATAGATCGGGCAACCCTTCATGGTAAAGGCGATGATATTACCCATAAATCCTGACAAGAAGTCTTCCCACTCTTGGGTAGTCTCAAAGTTGTCGTTCATAATGGTGCGCTGTTTATATCCCTGTGCGTTATTGGCAAGGTTTGTGCCATACGCTACGTTCCACGGTGGGTCAGTGACCACTAACGAAGCTTTATCCCCGTCCATCATCTTTTCTACCGCATCAATGCTGGTGGAATCCCCACACATCAGTCTGTGATCGCCAAGAATGTATATATCGCCCAGCTTAGACTTTGGCTCTTCAGGAATGTCAGGAACATCGTCCTCATCTGTTAAACCTTCGACAATTTCAGGCTCAAGCAAGGCGTTTAGCTCTTTTTCATCAAATCCAAGCAGTTCAAGATCAAATCCTTCAACCTCTAGCTCTTGCATTTCAATTGTTAACATTGCCGTGTCCCATCCAGCGTTGAGTGCCAGCTTATTGTCAGCGATGATATAAGCCTTCTTTTGGCTTGGGGTCATATCTGAGCAGTCAATGGTGGGAACTTTAGCCAATCCCAGCTTTTGGGCGGCAAGCAATCGTCCGTGTCCAGCGATGATGCCAACCCCATCTACAAGAATAGGGTTTCTGAACCCAAACTCTTTAATGCTGGCGGCAATTTGTGCGACCTGTTGATCGCTATGTGTTCGGCTGTTCTTTGCGTAAGGGATTAGCTTATCTACAGCGACTTCTTTGATTTGCATATTTAACCAAGTAGTTAGTTAATGATGCTTAATTCTACACTTATTTAACTTCTTTATCCAAGTCTTTTAGTTTGTTGGCAAGCAAAGCTCTGCGCTCAAGACGTAAGCGTTGGTTCTTTTCAAGTGTAGTTTCAACGTGAGGACGCAACATGGCATCCTCTTTTTTGTATTTTCTGTCCATGTGTTTCATTTTTTAGCGTCCCTTGCGCCCAAGAAGCGACCATAAGCCTCTTCCAGCTTGGCTTTGCGGCTACCTTTGGCGTTATCACGCTCAACGTTTAAAGCGATGGCAAGTGCCTGTTTTTTAGGCTTTCCAGCTTTCATTTCAGCTTTGACGTTCTTACCGACTGAAGCTTCCGTTCCTGATTTATCTAATGGCATGATTAACCTTTGAATTTAAGTAGGTAGATGGTGGTGTCGATCTCTTGAGCAATATTGTCAATCAATTGAACGATCTCGGAGTCTTTTGGCAGGTCGGCACGGGCATCTTTTACAAAGGTTTGTAAGGATTGCAGGTATGCCAAAGGTTCTTTAGGCTGGTGATAGGTGGCAGGAAACTGAGTTATTTGCCCATATATGCCAAAAAAACACTCAGCCAAATCGTCTGTAAGCGACACAATGTTCTCGTAAAAATGGCCTAAGGTCTTATGTTTTGCGTAGGACTTGGTAGACCAATGGAAAAAGTGGGTGTTTGTCCCTGCGTGAAGCAAGGTTGCTAAAAACAACGCCATCGACTTTTCCATACAAATCCTTATCTAAAGGCAGGGCCATATCCCCAAGTTACTGCTGAATATCTTACGCCATCGGTTACAGGATTGACCCTGTGGTGCAAAAATGATGGAAAAACCACTATATCTCCTTGTGATTTTAATACATTTTCACCTCTTTGAAAATCAAATTCAAGCCCCCCACCCTCAAAGTCATCATTTAACAGAATGCTGATTGAAAGCTTGCGCTGGACGTTGTTAATCGGTGCTTTGGAATCTATGTGCCAATCGTAATGACCGCCTAATCCATATTCAGCAATTTGAGCCTGTTCAAGATAAGACAGGTCATAGTTCCATATCGTGTTGGCTTGCAAAAGGTAGTTTTTAAGAACGCAACCGATGGGTGTTAACAAATCCTGCCATATCACCCGACTAATCCTTGTGTCCTCTTTAACCAAATGATCTGTGCCACGGTTTATTTCAGCCGTTTGCGCCTTTTCCCAATCAATAGACCGCAAAACGCACTCGCAGAAGTCTTTGGATAAAGCTTTATCAAACTTGTGGAAGTGGGTGTTTAGCATCTAATGTGTCAATCATTACAAGGCAGCCACCGCCTTTTTTGATTTCGCCTCGGTGGATTATTAAAACGTCTATTTGTTCGTCATCGTCAAATACCCCAGCGTGGGCTAAAGCGTCCCACAAGGCTTTTATGCGATTGTCGATGTCTTGCCTGCGCTTAGTAGCAAAGTAAAGCGTAACCTGCATTTCCAGCCTTGCTGTGCCAAGTTTGGGAACATTGTATTCAGCAACGTAGTCTGACACCTTTTCTCTGAACTCGATGGCGGCTTTGGATAGATAACGTCTAAAACCACTGCTTTTTAAGTAATGGTTAACGGTTGGCGGCAATGGAAGATTAAGAACCAGCATTTAAATCTTGTTCTGCCATTTGACAAAAGATACTGCATTCAATATTTGGTTCTTGCGGATAATTGCCATCAGTGGGTTTAAGTTCATCAAGATAACGGTCTTTAAATATTGTTTGGCTTTTAAATCGTTCTAGCTTTGCCATTCGATCAAAATGTTCAGGAAAGTCTACCTTAATTTTGTTCCAATAACCCATTCCACCTTTGACGCAACCTATGCAATTATTGTTGTGATAACCCAATTTATACATGGCTGGCAATTCAATATTGGCGTTTTTTAAGATAGCCAAGCAGTCTTCTTTACCCAATCCTTTGTCTATCAATGGCGTCCAAATGTTTACATCGTTGTTTGCATCGATGAATCTATCCAGTCGGGCTTGTTCTTCGGCTGTATAACCAAAAACTTGCCTGTCTGTTGGTTTTTCAAAACGCTCTCTTATTTGTTTTTTAAGGGAACGAGTGCAAGGTGCGCCTTTGGGTGTTCTGATGTAATTCTTTTCGAAAACCCGATAAATAGATCTATCGTAAAAATCATTACCCAAAATCACAATTTTTTGACCAAACCATTCTTCACATTCAGCTAAAAATCGTTTGTTGTCAGGGTGTTCTTCTTTAACTTCTGTGTATGCAATAACAACTTCTTGGCCTTCTTTAACTTCTTTCAGGGCGAGTTTAGTTGCCACAGCACTTGCCGCACCACAGCTAAACCAGCAAACTATTCTATTCATTTAGCTTAGATTCCACTTCCAAGAGTTTGTCCTCGAGGGAAAAACCCCAGTGTTTTTCAAATCCTTTAGCCCCAAGCTGGTGAACTGCATCTTTGAAGTGTCTATGGTGTCCAGCGCACAAGGGGATTGCTGGGGCTTGGTCACGGGGGATTCCGTATCTTCGCAAATGGTGAATTTCAACTGGCTGATCATAGGTGTCGTGTCCAAGATGGGCGCACAACACGCAGCCCAATCGTGCCAATTTAGCATAATGTGCTTTTAATTCTGATTTAGTGGCCATTTGCGTGGTCGCAAGCCAACTGCTCTAGTTTTTCACCAGACTCAGCAATGTCTACCGATATTTCAAGCATCAAAACAGGGTCACCTTTAGATAACGCTTCCTCAAAGAAACGTATTAAGCTTTTAAGAATTAAGAGTTCTTCTGTGATCATCATAGTGTAAGTCTTTCAATTTGTCGGTTGTTTGCTGATTCTGTCTGCCATGCCTGAAAGCGCATCTTAGCCGCCTCAAGCTTCCACTTTAACTCTTCGGCTTGCATCGTTGCCTCATCTATAGCTTTTGCAAGGTTTTGATAATCCTCGCTGGCATAAGCCTCACGTTCCTGTCCGCCAAGACTGGTCTCGTTAGACTTCTTCATCATAATTGCCTTAAGCGAACTTTTATAAACCTCCAGCCCAGCAAGACGTCCTTTTGCCTTTGCAAAATCGCCACTGTGCGTGTAGATATAGTTGATTGCTTCGTGTGGGTCATACTCTTTTTCTGTCATTTAACCTCTCCGTTAATAATTCCCATGCAATTGCTGCCACTTGTGGAACTTGTCCGTTTCCAACGGCTTTAAGTCTGTCCACTCTTGCGGCCAACCCATCAACCATTCGTACAGGCTCGGGTTGATTGAAGATGGTACGTAAGTCCCATTTTTCACTGCATTTTTCTGCGCCCCTGAGCCTCCAGCATTCCCCCCCCCGTTGGAGTGGTCGGTGTTGGCCATATTGCCTCCTTGCGTTTCTTTAATGCTTTGCGACTGTTGCTCCCACCGTCCGCTCCTGTGGTTGGCGTGTGAAAGAACTTGTTGTTGTCGGGCAACAATCCAAATTCTCTGTCTGTGATGTTTAGCTCCAATATCTGACGCTCCCAACACTCCCCATTCCGCATCGAACCCCATCGTGGCCAAATCTCTAAGGACAACTCCAAGTCCTCTACGAGAGAGCATTGGTGAGTTTTCCACAAAAGCGTATCTTGGTCTAACTTCGTGAATGACCCGTGCCATTTCTTTCCACATTCCTGATCGTTCTCCATCAATTCCTGCGCCTTTTCCTGCAGCACTGATGTCTTGGCATGGAAAGCCTCCAGATACAACGTCAACAATTCCTGCCCACGATTTTCCGTCAAAGGTTTGAACGTCATCCCAAATCGGGAAAGGCGGCAAAAGTCCGTCATTTTGTCTTGCGGCAAGTACGCTAGCTGGGTATTGCTCCCACTCAACGGCACAGACTGTTCGCCATCCGAGCAAATGTCCCCCAAGTATTCCTCCACCAGCACCTGCGAAAAGAGCCAACTCATTCATTTTCCTAGTTTCTTTTTAATTAACTGTTTAAGGTCGTGTTCATCATCAGGGTATTGAGCAAGCAATCGCACAACTTCAGCCCAGCCCCTGCGCTTTGAAACGCCAATGTACCAATCGGCAAGATAATCAAGCTTGCTCCTCGATTTGCTTGATCTTTTGGCTGATTCTTGCTCGCCATTGTTGCCATCCTTCTCCTGCATACGCTTGAACCCCAACCTCTTGTGCTTTTGCTTTAGTTAACTCTTCGCTGGAATACCACGGTAACTCAGGCTTTTTGATCTTTTTAACCTCCATATCTAACTCGTCCTCCCAGCGACCTTGATTTAACCAAGTGGCTGGGTGGGGAATGTAGTCTTTTTCGGTCTGCTTAAGCTTCCAGTATTCAATATGGTTTGGCAGGGCAGCAAAGGCTTCATCTTGCTCTTGACTAGATAGCCTTGCCCATGACTTTTCTGCGGCACGTTTGCCCTGTTTTCGGGGATATAAGGCATAAAAATCACTGAAGTTCATTGATTTGTTCTCTCAAAGCTCTAATTTCTTGGGCTTGCAAAATCAACATTTTTGCAGCGTAAAAATGATAATCAATGTCAAAATCTGTTGTTTCATTTGCAAAGGATTGTAAATATTCAGCTAACTGATAAGCGTTCATTGCAGTACCCTCGGTGATGGTGGTGATGGTGGGCTTGGAGGAACACTATAGCTCGGTGTGCCGATGGCATAGCCGCTTGGGGCGGTAAGCTGGGTTGGATAAACCGTGAGCGGTGGGCTTGCGGTGTAGCCGTTTGGCGTGATCACGTTCACCGTGTTTCCGTTTTGCTGGATATATCCCTGAACGTAGCCTTGTGAGTTTTGCACCGCATAAGTTTGGGCTTTGGCAGGAACACCGTAAGCCATCATGCCACCCAGAACTGCGCCTAATAAACAAGCTCCTAAAAAGTCTCTCATGATTAGTACTCCAATCCAGCTTCGTCCATCAAATTAGTCTGAATATTAATGGCGTTGGTAAAAATGCCGTTTAAAGCGTGTTTGGCAGTGTATTTGTTGTATTCATCGGATTGCGTAAAATCCCGATATATGCGTAGCAAAGCAAAGAGTTCATCAAAATTGTTGTATGCGCTATAAATTGCATATTCAAGGTTGCTGATCTTGCGTTCTGCAAGTTGCAAAGCTGTAAGCGGCTTGGCTTTTGGGGTTTTTTTGATTGTCATGTCTATTCCTTTTCTATATCACTCGGTATTGAGTGAAACCAGTATATCTTAAGGAATCTTAACAATGCAAGTTAATTATTAACTAATTATTAGTGTTGCTATTAGTCACTTCCTTTGAGGATGAGCAAACCTAGCCCTTTCCTAGATTTGCCTTAATATGATCTTCCTTCTCGGAGTCGCATAACCCGTCAGTCGTTCATTGAATAGGCACTAACTTCGCCACCTATATATGTGCTGTTGCATCAATTTTCCCCCAGTAGCACTTGTATCTTGATCGCTGGTGTCGGTTCCCGCTCAATCAAAACCATCGGGGACAGGCAAACAAAAAGGGTATTAGGGGTGGCTTTATGCTGAAACGGCTTGGGAAATGCCTCTTTACTTCATTTCCTAAACCCACAAAGTCACCTCTAATACCCTAATCTGAGTGTTTCAGTCCTCAATATGGCTAGTATATCAAATTTTAAGCGTCTTGCAACTCAGGCCAAATTAAATGATAAGTGTTGGGTAAAAGCGACTTACGGGTAATTAAACCGTGGCTTTCTTTTTCAAGGGTTGCCGCCAAGATGATCAGCTTGTCTTGGGGAATGTCCCCGTTTTGCCACATAGATACCGCAGGAACGCTTACACCCACCAAATTGGCAACTTTAGTGCATCCGCCCAATAATTTAATGATGGCTGTTGTATTCATGATAAGTAATCTTAACATATTTCTTGCTAATGGTGTTAAGTTAAGTTAATATGGGTGTACGGTATATGCCGTGATAACAGGAGAACTCTTATGAGTGAGCAAGATCAAGACTTTCAAAGCTTCCAGCAACATTTGGAACGCATCTTTAAAGACCTCGAAGATGGTACTTTTATAACCCAAGCCGAAATAAATGATTTACGGTACGCTTGTGGCCTTCCCCGTAACAGCCAAGTAAATCCATTATTGCGTGATGTAGTTAATGGCTTTGGTGATGCTTTGGCATCTTTCCCAACAATTAGAGGTGAAAAATGATTATTTCAGACAATCAAAGAGAATTTAAGATAGCCCCTGCTGGTTTACACATGGCGAGGCTTTACTCAATCATCGACTTGGGCCATCAAGCCACCGAATGGGCTGGCGAGACCAAGATCATGCACAAGGTTGTGTTTACTTGGGAACTGCACGGTGACGATGATGATGGTCAACCGCTAAAAACAGACGATGGAAAGCCTTTAATCGTGTCCAAGCGATATACCGTTAGTTTAGGTGATCAGGCACGACTGCGCCAAGACTTAGAGGCGTGGAGCAATAAAAAGATGACTGCGGAAGATCGTAAAAACTTTGACCTTAAAGGTTTGCTTGGCAAGTTCTGCATGGTTAACATCACGCACACAGAAGATGGCAAGTACGCCAATATCAGCGGCATCAGCCCTGTACCGTCTGCCTTGCGTAACGCCCAGCCTGAGGGAATCAACCCACCGTTGCATTTTTGGTTGGCTGAGTTCGATCAAGCCAAGTACGATGCGCTGCCTAAGTATTACAAAGAAAAGATCACTGAAAGCAGTGAGTGGCGTGGTCAAAAGGCACGGGAAGAGTCTGCACCCAAGCTTGAAGATGACAACCTAAACGATATTCCCTTTTAAGGATCAAAATGATAGTTAAAGAAAAGGTGGCCGAAAGTGGTCATTGGTATACAAAAGACGGCACTCCAGCCTATACAACCATCGGCAAAACTGGGGAACGGAACACCACACTCAGGGACGCACGGAAGCTTGGACTTTTGCCAAGTGTTACGACAATTATCAACCTGCTATCAAAAGCAGGGCTTGATACATGGAAACAGCAACAAGTCCTTCTAGCGGCACTTACGCTTCCACGTGAGGTAAACGAGCCTGAAACCGAGTGGTTATCCCGTGTTATGCAGGATTCCAAAGCAACAGGCAGGGAAGCGGCAGAACGTGGAACAGCCATTCACGCCATTATTCAGGGTTATTTTGAGCAGGTTTATCTGCCGCAAAAGCCTCCGTATCTTGATGCGGTGGACAATGCGCTAAAAGATCACTTTGGGGCGCAAATGTGGCTTTCAGAGCGGTCTTTTGGTCATCAATTGGGGTATGGTGGCAAATGCGATTTGATGGCAAAGGGAGCGCACGATTTTAACGGGATCGTTGTGGACTTTAAGACCAAAGACGCTAGCCTTGATAAGGTGGACGTTTACTTTGAGCATGAAATGCAACTGGCAGCCTATCGTGAGGGTTTAGGTATTCCCCAAGCACGGGCGGCCATTGTGTTTGTAAATGGCACAACAAACGAGGTCAAACTTATAGAGGTTGAAGAATCTGCGCTCCAAAAGGGCTGGGATTGCTTTCAGCATTTATTGCGTGTTTATCAAATAAAGAACGGAATATAATCAACATGGGCGGTGGGGTAGACAAAATCTATGCTCCTTCACGGGACTGCCGCCCAACAAACAATGACCGAAAGCAACTTTTGTGCATTTGCACGGGTTACCTTTCCTAACCGCCATTGGCGTACCCTGTTCGGCAGACAACTGTGGGCGTGGATACTGGTTGTGAGTAGGTCACCTTATTTGGGCGTTAAGCCGCCAATGTAGGATGCAGTAAGTGGGGAATTTTGCGGCTTTCTGCCCCATTCGTTGCAACTGCCAAATACAGCCCTGTTGTTTATTTGCCAAATACTAGGGAAAGTCCCTATAAATATAGCTTGCATAGTTAAGATTACTTAATTATTCTGTCATTACTGCATCGGGCAGTGAGATAGATAAAGGAGAATCAAATGCAAGTTTTAGACATCCAAATCACAGAAGTAGACCAGCTTGGTATGTTGTTAGCACAGATCGCAGACTTGGAAACCCAAGCCGAAGAGATCAAAAACAAACTAAAGCAAAACGAGGGTAGCGTTGAGGGCAACTTATACAAATCATGCGTAACCCTTTCCCAACGCAAAACGGTGGACAACAAGGCGGTATTTGCAGAGGCCAATATCCCAGCCGATTTGATAGCAAAACATACAAAAACAACTGCGGTCATCACTTTAAAAGTAACCGCAAGATAAGCTTAAAGGCAGGTCATCGACACTATTCAGCTCAAGTACTCGAAGACGAAAGACTAAAAAGACTTTGACCTGCCCCCTATATAAGGAAAATTATGAGAGTCCCATATAACAACGGTAAAGTTTTAATCGGTTCACGTTACGAGCCACCCAAATACGTGGAGCAAGATCCCGACATGATTGCCATTCAAGGCTGGTTTATAGGCGATAACAAGGCGGCAAGACGCAACTATTGGGCAAACGTAGCATATATGACTTTGCTAGCCACAGCGTTGGTTTTAGCGGTAATTTACTCATGAACAATGAACCAGTAGCGTGGATGTTTGAAAAAGATGGTGCATATATGTGCATTAAACACGACAACAAAGTTAATTATGATGGCGGTATTCCACTCTACACCCATCCAGTAAAAGAACTACACCTATCACTTCAAAAAAGTAAAGAAACAGGTGAACTACTAGCTGTTACTTATACAGATGACGAACATAGGATTGTTGAAGTGTTATGGCAAAAACCACCAGCAAAGACACTAACAGATGAGGAAATAACAGATATTGCATTAACACTTTTAATTGCCACAGATTCTATTGAATATGAATGGGGTGTTTGTGTTGTTGAATTTGCTAGAGCAATACTAAGAAAGGCACAAGAATGACTGTTCACACACATTGCTGGCACTCAACAAATACTATGCTTTGCTCTATGCCACCACAAAGAGTAGAAGTCTGTTGTGTTTGCGGAGAAAAAAGAAACTTGGTAATTAGGGGCATGGAAGATAACCCTGAAGGACATGGGCAGTTTCACCCAAATGCAGTAAGAAAGGCACAAGAGAAATGAAATATAAGCCATTTGATCAGCGACTGCATGACGATTGTGATCCACCAGCCCGTAATGCGGTTGCAACTTGGCTAAATAACCTTTGGTATGTAAATGCCACGCCCAACCCTGATAAATATGCTGTAGACCTTGTTTTAAGCAAAGATGGTCAAAAAATCGGGTTTGCAGAGGTGGAGGTCAGGAATTGGGGTATGGAATACTGCCCATACGATACGATCCATATTGCACAGCGCAAAGAAAAGTTATTCACCAACCCAAGAACTACTATGTATGTGGTTACAAGGGATTTGACCCACGCTTACTGGATCAGAGCCAGCAAGATCAAAGAATGTCCACTAATTGAAGTGCCAAACACGGCTGTGGCACGGGACGAATACTTCTACGATGTGCCTAAAAAACTATGGAAGTTTGTGGATTTACGAGAGATATTTTAAAACCATCTCAATTTTAGCTTTACGGTCAGCGATACCAATACTGCCGCCATTAATCTTCTTAGTCATGGAATCCACGTCCATTCTGTCAGCGTCAGTGTTGATGTTTCGCTTATTCCAGTACCAGCCAGCACTTAAAGCCGCATATTTAGGAGTAGCCAGCCAATCAGGGTGACCAACAAGATCCACACCCAAATTAGATCCGCAATTGGCATAGTTTTCCTTTCCAGTTAGCTGAATTAAACCACGACCAATATACTTTGCGCCATCGCCATCTTCAGTGTTTCCCATGCGCCCTGAGTAAACTTTGTTTGCAATACGTTCAGGCTTGCGCTCATATTCAGCCGCATATTCCTCGTTAGGGAATCGTGATGGCCATGTGGCTACCAATGCTTTAGCTGAGTAATTTAAGTTCTCTGTGAGGTGTTTAAAGCCCCCTGATTCGTGCATACATTGACCGATGAATGCTGCCTGACGTTTTGGAGTGGTTATGTCGTATTTAGCAAAGGTTTCGTTTAATGGCTCAACCCATTCTTCACCTATGCCTAATTTTTTAGCTTGGTCATTCGTCATCTGATTGTCCTAATTTGATCCCAGCCACAAGACCCACAAACGCCCCTACGATCATCTGAAAAGCTGGTGTTATTGCCTTAAAAACTTCTTGGTTGTCTATATCGCTAATAAATAAGCCTTTGAGCATTACTGTCACCATCGACAATAAAATAACAGCCAACGTAATGGTGGCTATTAAGGTGACCCAAAGTGCTACGTTTTCTTTATTCATTTAATGGAATCGTACTGGTTATAACAGGCTTGCAACGCCACCCTTATTTGATCGGATCGGGCAGCTTCCCTGACAAGAAACTCTGCATCCTCGGCATAAAGGCTGGCTCCGTTGCAACCTTTTCCATTTGAGGTTTCTGCGGCACGACTGGGGCGTTTACGCAACTCACTAATAGCATCGACAAGCTGATTGTTAATAGCTTTAATTTGAGCATCTTTTTCTATCCTTATCTTATCTGCGTCTGCTTGGTACTGATGTTCTTTTTCACGAATCACCTTTTCTTGGGAGGTTTGCTGATGTTGGCAACCAGACACAAAACCAGTGCAAAATAAAACAATGGCGGTGACAGCATAAATAGCATAAATATTTAACCCAAACATTATCTAAAGCCGCTTATTCTCGGACTAAAAACAAACGTAGCTTGGACAGGATTTGGCTTAGGAGAAACATTATCATCCACAAGCACACGAATGTTCCAGCCACAATTGACATAAATGCAACGGCTAGTAGAAAGTATGCGCTTGATATACACGAACTGGAACAGTCCATCAGAATAGACATAAAGCCACCCTTCTTTTGCGCCATCATTATCCTTAATCGTCTTATCACCCTTCCAATAGACAGGGTTGCCTTCTATATATCGTAACGCAAAGCTATACGCTGGATTACGCCATAACCATTTAACTTTTGACCAATAGCTTTGACCGTTTAGCTTTTGAAACGTAGCGTCACCATCTAGCGTGTTATCAGGGGTCATAAACCAATTAAGCCAGCTTGGAAGAACTGGGCCAACAGCACGAAAGCTATGGTTATCGCACCACCAATCTTTTTGAACAGTAAAGATTGGCATAATTGGGGCGGTGATAACGGCAATTAGCGTCAAAAGTAAGCTAATCGGCACAAGAATTGCATAGATTAAAAAGATCATGGGTTTATTGGCTCTTTGGTTACATATCTTAAGATTGCAGTAATCACGCCCACGGTGGCAAAAATGATGCCGTAATACTTGGGGTCAATAACGGATTGCAGATAAGGCAAGTTATCCAACAAAGCACCAAAAACGACAAGGGCTACGGAGAACCACATCGTTTTTGATTTATAACACTTCATTTTCCGCTAAACCAGTGAATAGCCCACCCTGCTAAAGTGCTAAGTCCTGACACAATCATCATGCCAGCCCAAAAACCACCTCGTGATTGGTCAGCGAGTCCAACTAGCTTATCTAGCTGGTTCTCCATCTTGTCGATCTTACGTTCCATAGAATCAAACTTTTTCTCGTAATCTTCCACTTTTTGCCAAAGTACCCCGTATTTAACAGGGTCGATCTCAAACGCCATGACGTCCACCTTAGAAAGTTCCACAATCTACTAGGTACGTCCCAGTTTGTAGAAAGTTAAGGGAAACGGCATCGCCAATAGCGGTTGCGTCAGCCACGTTTTCAATTGTGTTATTAGTCATGTTCAGATTGCCAGTCATTGGGGTTTGACCATCTGCGGCTACTGAACCCGTTAATGAAGAAGCAATATCTGAAAGCGTTGTGTTTGCCCAGCTTGAGGTAATTGATGTTCCAGTTACAACTGGGTTGCCAGCTGGCAGGGTATAAGTACCCGATCCGTTTCTACTCATTTGTCACTCCTCTTGTGGCTTGTTGTGCCGCTTGGATTTCTAATAATCTTGCCAACTTGCGTTGCTCATCAGTTAATTTTACGGAATTTGCAAGATCAACCATAGGGGCTACTGCACGACCAGCACCGTATGCAGCCTCACCGACCAAGCGTGGGCTTTGCAAAGGTAGGGTTGCCCATAACGCTGGGTTTGCCGCTCCTGCACCTGCTGTCAAAGTAGGCACAAACTTTTGAATACCACGTGGAAACTTGGCACTCATAGCTTGTCCAGCTAATGCAGGAAATATATCAACGCCTGTCTCTTTCTTAAGCAGATCAGCTAGTTCTTGTCGATAGCTATAGCTTGTGTTGGCATCATTACGGGTTACGGACTGAAGCTTGCGAATGGCAGAGTCCACCGACTTACGTTTGCCAGTTCCAAGTGCGTCCTCAATCTCTTTCTCAACTTCACGGGCTTTCTCATAATCACGCATGGTTTTTGCATAATTTTTGTCTTGAGAAACAATGGTGTTTTTGATTGCGCCACGGGTTTGAGTAAGAACGCTTTTAGCCTCGTTAGTCATATCGTTGCGATATAGGTCATCAACCCTGCGTTTTAACGCATCAAGACCTTCTGCTGTATGCAGTTCAGGCTTAGACTTCCACTCGCCCAAGATGGCTTGAATCTGATTAACGTCTTTCATGGTGTCAGGGCCAACTTTAGAAGCTTGAACGCCACCCACACCTTTAACATTAAAGTTATCAACCACGCTCTTAAACTTGTCCTCAATCGGAGCAAAGTCTAAAAAGACCTGATTAGCCTTAGTAGAAGCAAAGCCTTTTTGATACGCTTCATTGCGCTTTTGAGCCAATGATTGCATACCGCTTTGAGCGGACTCAAGAACGTCTTTAGCTGATACATCACCACGCAGATTTTCAATAAACTGCGGATTGCGCTCCATGCCTGATCTTGCGGCTTGACCCACAGAAGAGCCACCAACGCCTGTTGTTTGTCCTAATAATTCAGCCAGCAATTTACCGCCATATTTGCCAGCTTCTTTGATAACTGGGGTTGCTAGGGGAATTGCGCCTGAAACTGCGGTATCTGTAGCCATGTTTCTAAGGCGATTTGCCAACAATTCATTGCCCGTTGCGCCTGATTCATCAGGGCTTAATGCGCTAGAAACAGCACCATATCCTGCACTTTGAGCAATAGGAGCGGCTAAAGGGGCTAATTTAGGGGCAACACTGGCAACAGCTTGGGTAGCGGCTGGCATTGCTTTGGCAAACGATGGGATTTGCCCTATAGCACCACCTACACGGGCGGCTGGCAATACTGAACCCACAATCTCACCACCCATAAAGGCTTCAGGAGCGGCTTTTTTGTAAGGTTCTGCCTCTTGTGCGTATCTTTCAGCAGTAGGGCCACCAACACGACCCCCCGTAGCAAGCTGTGTAACGCCCAACACGGGGTTTATTACAGCACCTTTGGTAACGCCAGCCAATGCTGACTCTAAAGGGCGTGGCTCGGCTTGTACGTTGGTTCTATCGACTTGTCTTGGTCGACCCATTGCCGCACCACCGCCAGTAGACTCCCATACTGGGTTTTCTACGGGTTTAGGAGCATAAACTTGCTCCACAGGCGCAACAGGAGCGGCTTTTGGCTCTTTATACAAACGCTGGGCTTGTGCAATGATCTCCTCTTGACTAGCCCCAGTAGGGCCAATTAAGGTGATTTCTTTGCCATCGGGGGCAACGACTGTATATTCTTTCTCAGCCATTATTTAACTCTCCAAGTCCCTGTATTAGCTTGCGCTGGCATACCTGCACGTTTACGAGCAATTTCCATGCCTTTTTGAATGTTCTCTTCAAACTCACGTGCCGCTTTAATAAACTCAACCTCAGACTGTGACTTGCTCATGCGATTAAGGGCAGCAGTAGCTTTTGCACCTTCAACTTCGGTGATCTGACCGCCACCTTTGAGGGTGTTGTACGCTTGCAAAAAAGTCTCACCTTTGATTTGCTCAAGACGCTCTTTAAAGTTTGTCGTATCGGTTGCAGGAAGATAGCCAGCAACGCCAAAACCGCTAGATAAGGTAGGTGCGCCCACTGCGCTCTTAAATCCAGCGTGTGGCTCAATTTGACCGTATTTAACTTCTTCTTTGCCAGTTTTAGGATTTTTAATTACTTGTGCATCACCGATCAAACCATTGATATTTTTAACAGTTTGATTCATAGCCTCGATAGCGGCAGGTGCTTGCTCTGCATATTCAGCTTGACGCTTGGCTTTGTCAACAAAGATTTCTTTGCTTGCGGCATTTGCGGCAGCAGGTGACATTCCGCTTGGACGCATACCACCGACTGATGGCATAGCAGGTGCGCCACCACTAGGAGCAACACCACCAACATAAGGTGCGCCAGCTACGGCAGGAGCATTACCGCCTACTACTGGTGGGTTTTGCACATACGATCTTGGTGCGCCACTTGGAGGAGCCATACCAGTTTCATAAGTGAAACGAGCGGCTTCCAAAGAGTTATAAGCAGGTTTAGTGCCACCCTCAACAAAGGTTGTTCTTGGATCAGGTGAATTGTAGTTAACCCAACCAGTTCTAACGCTTCCATCAGGATTAGGCATTTCTGCTTTTTCCCATTTAGGGCCTTCAGTAAGACGTTTAACACCCATTTGACGCAGGATTGGAGAATAAGAACTTGCGGCAAACAGGTTAGCTTGTTCAGGATTAGCGGCAACTGCGGCTTTGGCTGGCATAACTGCTTCAGGTTTAGGAACGCTTAAGCCTTCGCCAACGTTTGCACCGTATGGCCCTGCCATTTCAGTACGAACCTCAGGAGTTGCTTCACGACCTTTGTAAAGATCGTTATATTGATTAATATCGGATATTTCACGCTCACGCAGAGCATTGGCAAGCTTGGTGGAAGATTCATCGCCTTTATTGGACAACCAAGCACCTACCAATTGATTAATAGGGCCATTTAACATTTGCAATGGGCTGTTTGCAACATAATTTCCAGATACCATTTGACCAGCTGGGCCTTGCGACATTTGCTGACCTTGAGCAAGCAAAGCTTTAGCCATTTCTTGCTGACGGTTTAACTGCTGTTTTTGCAGTTCCAGTTCAGGTGGCAGATAACTGCCGTAATCATAAGCCGCCATGTTTTCTCCTTAACATCATAGCCATTTGTTCAGGTTTAAATTCCTGAACTTGTTGAGGCTGTGTTGCATCAGGCATCTGTGCAAACGCCTGTTGTGCATTAATTATTTTTAAAGCAGGTTGTGCCATTTGTTTGCCACCACCTAAAGAACTCATACCTTTAGCTATAAGCTGTTTACCCATATCACTTATACCTTCAGTTTTTGTAGGGTTTTGTGCTAAAGGTTGAAAAGCTTTACTTGCATCAATAGGGTTAAACATAGCGTTTTGCATAGTATCTAACTGATTAATGCCGCCTGTTCCCATAGGATTTATTTGTGGGTTTAGCTTGCCATAATTGCTGGCAGTTTGATCGGGTGGGCTTAACGGATTTTGAGAGTTAGGCTGTCCTTGTGGCTGTGGGTTGATTCCATAACCACCAGTAGAGTCTTGAAACTGACTGAAGTATTTGAGTAATTCGTCTTTTATGCTCATAATTTTGCGTAATCCACCATTTTGTAGCCATCAGGACGTGTGATAACTGCTTCAGGGATAACCTCTTCAACTTCGTGAGCCATAACACCCAAGAATTTACCTTCACCAGCTTCGGCTTTAAATTCAGGCTTGTATTCATATAGGTAAACAGGCAAGCCATTTTCAAGAATGCCAACCTTAACGATATTTTCCTTAGTGCGAATATCTGAGAATGTTCCAACAGGAGCCAACATAGCCGCAGCACCCAACGTACCGCCTAGACCCATCAAGCCTTGATTTGCGCTTGCCTGTGCCGCTTGTTGAGCGTTGTATGTGCCAAGATTGTATTGTCCCTGCGCTTGAGCCGCACTTAGGTAATCTGCACCTGTGGTTGTGGCTTGTTGTGCTGGGTTTACAAAGTTTGCACCAGTAACCTGTGATCCTGAACGCACCGCATTAAGGGTATTAAGCGGTTCATTACGCATATAAGAAAGCTGATTAAAGCCTTGTTGTTGCGCTTGATTGGCAAGACCAGCATTGGACATTTGATTAGCAAATTGCTGTTGTGCAATAGCATTGTTAGCTTGCTGTTGACCTTGCTGATTGCTATACATTTGTTGCAATGCAGGATTATTAGCCGCTTGTTGCGCCAATTGATTCTGAAATCCTTGTTGACCAATTTGGTTATTAAACCCAGTGTTAGCCAGCTGGTTTTGATTTTGCTGGGTAAGGGCTTGATTAGTAAACTGACCGCCTTGCAATGATTGATTAAACAAGTTCTGACCAATGCCTTGTGCTTGCACTTGCGCTTGGGTTAACAAGTCATTCTGTTGCATTCCAAGAGAAGCTTTGGCACGGTTATAGGCTTCAGTTCCTGAGGCAATGCCTTGATTAGCCAGCTTTGCATCTAAAGACTTTTGCTGAATGTCCATTTGTGGCTGTAAACGTTGCATCAGCAAATTAGACGCTTTATCCCAGCCTGCCATGCCTTGATTTTCTAAACCAGTTTGAAGTTGTGATGGATTGCCAATCTGATTAAATTGTGGGCCTTGTCCTACGGTCTGCAAATTAGCCTGACCTGTAAGCTGTTGCATATTTGGGTTGTTTACATTGCTTTGAATATTTGGCAAACCGCTTGTGCTAAACGGGTTTGACAACATATTTTGAACATATCCAAGACCTTGCTGTTGAAGATTACCCAAGCCTTTGCTTGTGGCAATATCCATGTTGTAAAGCTGTTGTTGGTCAGGGCTTAAAGACTGAGTAGCTGTCCAAGTAGGGTTTCCGTATGGATCAGAGCCTGTAATAGCGTAATCAAGGTTTCCGTAAGGAGTAACCTGATTTACACGGTTAGCCGCAGTCGCTTGACGAGCTGCATCTAAGTTGCCCGATGCCGTAGCTTGTGCTGCCGCAGTGTAATTTGGAGCTGCTGGTGCGCTAGGGGGTGACCCAAACAACGCATTTGTAATTGGACTTAATAAACCGCCACCGCCACCCATATCATGCTCCTTTTATCGGGGCGTTGATGTCGAGCCATCGACAGTTCTCACGCCTCATTGCTAATATAACTAAATCCCCATCGGTATGGGCATCTTCGATATACGCTTTATCAACAAAACCGAGGTGTCGGTCTAACTTTAAGGCTTCTTCGTTGGTTGAAGCCACTGTCGCTAGTATAACCTTAACACCAAGTTTATTAAAGGGGTAATCAAAACACGCCCACAACAAATCTTTACTAATCCAATTGGGTGCTATTGCCGCCTGATGCATACAACAGGATTTGTCCTGAAAGTTTGTATATGCAACCACTGCGCCAATTTCACCATCTATTTCTTGACCAATACACATCGTATTTGGTTCAAACTTAATGCCTAAAACGCCACTGATCCACGCTCTTAAATAGTCTTGATTTTCAGTCGTAACCTTACGCATTACAGTACGCCACCTCGTTCCATTACATAATCGGTTGATGCCCAATGCAACTCAATATTGCGGCTTGCCACGTTTAAGTTAATTGATCCTGCAAAGCCTAAACCTGTCACGCCCTGCCATATTTTAGTAGTAATAAGACCGCCTGACCAGTTTGCTTGATCCCAACGTGATGCGTCCCACACACCGTCTTGCAGTGCGCTTGGGTTAAAGTTCACGTTTCCAAGCTGGCTTTGTGTATCAAAGTCCACCGATAGACCGCAAAGCACCGATGGAACACCACCTGTTGATTGCAGGATTGGGCGAACCATCATAAAACGTTTAAGCTGACCTGCGCTGTCAAAATATGAATAAGCCTGTTGTGCTGTCGCTGTGATGTTTGTGCCGTTGTCTGAAAGGCTGGAATAAAACGTGCCAACAACGCCATCGCCACCAAAATGCATATCGTTATCGCCTGAAACTTCCCAGCAATAAGCCTGAATTCCTGTAAACCGTGCCCATGACTTGGTGATCGTATGCATTACAAACTGTTCCATTCCCACGCTGGTAGGAATCGACAAGATCAGCATATTTTCAGAGGCAAAGTAGTTAATTTGCCAGCCAAAATTAGCAAAATACAGGGTTGCCGCTTGGCTTACAGCATAGTAAATCTTGTCTGTCAGGTTTACACGGGGGTCTAGGCGGCTAGATTGCAGGGCAGAAGCCAAAGGCACAAGGCCATCTTGCGTTAATAGCAATAAATCGCCTGACCATTTAAAAAAGCACCTACGGTTAAAGGTTTGTCCCAGTTGCCATACGCCTTTTAAAGCCCAAGTATCAGGACTATCAGGGTCTGTACCGTTATAAACTATCACTTCACCCATAGAAGTAACGAATACGGCATAGTCATCAGCACCTTGACCAGCATCCAATGTCCAAGTACCCATTGCTTGCAAATAGCCTGAATTACGGGCAATTCCACCAAAATATAGGGGTGAAGCTGCACCGCCAATAGCATCAATAGGCAAATACCATGCGTTTAAGCTGTCTTTTTCAGTAAAATACAGGCGGTTTTTAAACAAGTTCACGTTGATGAACTTATTGCTGTTTATGCCTGTAATACCAACGGTTGTATATGCGCCCACAACGGTTGCGTTGGAGGCTGGGGTTGATGCCATCGTATAAGTAAAGGTATTTGCGCCTGTTGCTGTGATGACATAAGTGCCGTTATATTCTGTTGGCGTTGCCCCAGTGATTGTGACACGGTTGTTGGTCACCAATCCATGAGCAGAAGCCGTTGTAACCGTTGCTACAGCCCCAACGTGCGTAATTGTGCTGATAGTTTGAGCGGTTGTAGTGGTTGCCACATAAAACCATCGTGTGCCATCATAGATCATCACAGGATCGACACCGTTGCAAGCCACCAAATAATGGCCGCCTGTGTTGGTAATATTGACTGATTGCAGTTTATCGCTTTGAATGCCTGTAAACACCCTAACGGCTGGGTTTGCTTTGGCTTCATAAATGGTAGTACCAGCAGCGGCAAATAGCTTATAAGTGCCAACTTCGGTGTAATTCATCAAAGTATTGATTGGGGTATCAATACCTACCTCATAAGAGCCAATTGTTGTTGCGTTGCTTGCAGGAACAGAAGCCATCGCATAGGTAAATTGGGTGCTGTTTAGCACGGTTACGGTGAAAACACCGTTATATGCGGTTGGAATACATCCTGAAATAGCCACCTGATCGCCAGTTGCAAGACCATGCGCTGAAATATCAGTCAGCGTTGCAATATTGCTTACATGAGTGATCGTGCTGATCGCTACGGCAGGAGTTGGCGAGGTCAAAAGGCTAACCTGTGTCCAGCCTTTACGCATCGTCACATCGGTTGGTGTTGGAAACCAGTTAACCAGTTGAACCGCATCCATCGGAGCCATGTTTGCTTGCGAATCACGGGCGTTCCAACCTCCTATAGGCGCAGGTACTGATGTGGTCGTTGCTGAAAACTTTTTAGCTACGCCCATGATTAACTGCCATAGCCAGTATCAGGGATATTTGCCCATCCAATAAGCACAGCACTTGGCGATGGAGCAAAAGATAGGGTAGCAGAGCCTTTGTCGTTGGCTTTAGCCACGTTCAAATAACGGACATAGTCCTGATACAAGGAAGTGGTGTCAAACGACTTAATTTGGAAGTATTTAAGCTTAGTTAAGATGGCAACAATGGAGTCATCAAGAACGGTTGTGTCGCTATCGGCTGTAAAGCTGTTTTTAACCTCGCCTGATGCGCTTCTTGCCCAGCCTTTGGAACGATACTCAAAGCCTAGATATTCTTGAGTGTTGTAAGGCGGCCATATTTGGAACTCATTGCCAAGAATACGCCAACGAACACGTGGCCCTGTTGAGATATAACCTGATTTAAGCCACTGCCATTGTTGAGCGTCTACAGGCCCCAACATTTGCCAATGTTTCGTTTTGTCCCAGTGGGTGTTATCCGTAATGGTTTCGTAATCAGGCGGTAGAGGATATATAGTTCTACTAAAAGTCACTGTTCCACCAACGCTGGTTGCAGACGCTAATTGGGTGGTTGTTACGGTTGATCCTGTAACGCTTGAAACGTAGGTATCTTGGGGAATGGATGTCCCAACGATGGAATAATTGCTGTCCAAACCTGTGGTATCGGCAACATTTAACAGATCGTAAGTGTTGTCGATAGTGTCACAGGTTGTGGTTATTGCGGTTGTATAGAAACGATACTCGACCTCTAATGCTTGCCAGTCATGCTCCTTAATTAGGTCATACCCAGCACGGTTCATAAGCGCAAGAATCTGTTGAACGTCTTGGCTTGTGTTTCCGACTACATAAGTGGGAACGGCTAAGTTCAGTTCAGCGGTTACTTGCTGAACCAATTGGAGCATGGTGGATGACATATTAGGCTTCCTCTGTGGCTACCGTCTTGGGTTTACGGGTTTTCTTTTCACCAACAGCGGCAAGTATAGCGGCCATTTGATCCTGCATTTGAGCCAGCTTCGCATCTGTTTCTGCCTTCATTTTAGCAG